AGTCTATCGATGACTCTGAAGACATCGTAGCTGCCCACAAGCATGTTGTAGTCGCTGGTGTCCCCCTCGAAATCCTTGAGGGTATCCAGAGCGGCCATCTCGTCCTTCTCAGCAAATCCTTCAAGCTCTGCAGACCCAACCATCTGCTGACAGAACCTACGGGCAGCTTTCATCACCACATAGTTCTTGGCTGCCTCAGGCATGTCAGAGAACTGAAGGAGGGTGATGATATCCACGTAGATTGTCTCAGTGAAGACGAACGTGTGGGTCTTGCGGTTGTACAATCGGGTGCCCCTTTGAGCGACCGTATAGGTGGCCTTTTGGGTTTCCCCTATGGAGACAGCGAGGACGTTGGATGGAAGGTATACGTAGCCGTGGATATCGATAGGCAGGGGATAATTCTGTTCGAAGTTGAAGTTCCAGCCCTTGGTCTGAACCTCACGGGTAACCTTGTTTAAGATATCGTAAGCAGTAGCCGCATCGACCAGTCCAGAGGTACCCAGTGAATTGACTGGTGCCTCACCAATCGCGGCAAGCATTGTGTTGACGGCATCGAGTTCCGTCTGGGGGGTCTGGTAGGTAATGGGGAGGTGCCTTTATGGGGGAGACAAAAAAGGGGCCACTTCAGATTAATCCTGAGGTGGCCCCTAATTGTGTTATGCGAAACCGAAAAGCTTAGTCCCAGTTGCCAACCCGCCAGAGCCTACGAAGAGGAGCTGAAGGAGGGCATTGATGGGAGGGCAATCGCCGTTATAGACGATGCGATCACTTGAGGCGTCTAGGAAGTCCCAGGTACCGTCACTGTTGAAGTTAACGGTTACAGTACCAATGGCTACTGAGCCGCTGGTCTGACCCTGGATCTTCACGCCAGCCAAGATTTGGGTGGACATGAATAGTGATCCTTACGAGGTCTTGAGTTCGACAGCAGACTCGGGACGAAGGATGCCGTACCCAGTTGCATACTTAGCAACCATCAGGGTTCCCTGCGACTTGATCAGGTACTGACTCTCCATCGCCAGGTCCATGAGCTTAACGATGCCCACGGCACCCTTCTGGAGGACTACGCCCACAGTTGTGCTGAAGTTGCCCTGATAAGCAGCCGGGCCGGTCGTGACGTTGGACTGCGGGAGCTGGTTGCTCTTGACGACCTCGATACCCGCTACACGCAGGATCTTGCCATCAGAGTACGAACCAGAGCCACCCCAGTCTTTGTCGAGGACAGCAGTCGTCTGGGCCAGGAGGTAGTACTGCGCTGGGCGGAAGACAACGAAGCGATCTTCCTCAGGGTTGTTGTTCTGGTCGAGCGCCTGGGCAGCAGCGAAGAGGCCACCAGCAAGGGTCGCCCCAGTCGTGCCATAGGCAGCGTTGGTCTGGACGGTACCGCCCGGATAGCCCGTGTCCGCCAGGTTGGCAGTGGATCGAGCAGCCAGGATCGAAACCTGGAGAAGGTTAGCATCCATCGCACGGGCAAGCGCACGGCCCAGCTCCTTGGAGTAGATGCCACGAACGTCATAGTGGTTCATCGCCTCGTCGATGTTCGCGATGAACACAGGGGCAATGGTCAGGCCATCGATGGTGATGACGCGATCATTGGCGTTGATCGTGTTACCAATGATGTCCGAGCCAGGGGTATGAAGCGAGGCAGTCGTGCGGCCCTGGATGGGGAACATCGCGGACTGGCCAAACTTGATAGTACGGCTGGCAATGCGATCAAGCATCACCGTGGCGATCTCGAAGGAGGCTAGAACCTCACCAGCGAAGACCTGGAGAAAGAGTGCTGTGGCTGAACCGCTTTGGTTTACTTGTCCAAAACGTGAGGGAGTCATCGCAGTCATATTAAACTACTCATATGTCAATTAGGGAGATGTGTGGATTCTCGCTAAGAGGACACAAAGTACAGACGCGGTTGTCCTTAGGTTGCCCCCCTCAGGGGGAACTTGAAGGGCCAGACTTTACTATGGGTATTCTTTGCTTGAACGTCGCCACCGCGTATATAGGAACGCAGTGTGGCTGATCTCTACCAGGGACATACTGAGATGGGGTGGATGCCTCACGGCAGAGCCAGTCCCCATCTTTATTTAGTATAGTGCTAGAGGGCTGCCTTAACAGCAGTCTCGACAGCAACTAGTTTAGTTTCCTCAGCAGCCACCTTAGGTGCCAGCTTGGTGCCGAAAGAGTACGTGACTCCCCCGGCAAAGAAACCCGCTAAGAATGCGAGGAGGAAGTATGCGTTGGTAACAGTCATGTGATGGGCCTCTTAGAACTTGGATCGCATTATCTTCTGCTCGACATCCCCACGGTAGGCGGGGTCTCTGTCGTAGCGAGGATCACGAATGGCAGCGGTAATCTCTGCGCGGGATCTAAAGGCACCACTGTCGGGGCTGGTTGGGCGACCACCAAGGAGACTCGGGTCTCTCCCGACAGTATCGTTATATCGGGCGGCAAGGCCAGCAATAGCAAACTTAGCTGCTAGGTGGTCTGTTCCTTGGACGATGCGATTGAAGGCAGCCTGCTCGTCGGCGGGGAGGGCTGTTGAAGCCCACTTGGCCATTTCCGTATAAGCTTCCTTGCCACCGCCTGCTTCATACAGGGTGTTGGTTTGCTGTTCCGCAACGGCCAATCGGCCTTCGATATAACTGTCCACCAAGCTCTTGGGGACATCCTTTGCAGCCAAGGCGGCATAGGTCTCGTCTGAGATCTTACCGTTAGCTGCATACTCCTGAGTGAGAGCGTTGTAGTCGAACCCTTTGTCAGCGAGCTGCTTTGTGGCGGCTGCTTCATCAGGAATGGCCGTACTAGCCGTTTGATCAACAGTGTTTGGATCAGGTGTTTGCGTAGTGGTGCTTGAGGTGTCCGCAGGCGTCTCACCTGCCCCAAGCATCTTCTCTAAGGCAAGATAGGACTGGGCCATCTGCTCGGCATCTTTGAACTTTGCCGGGAGCCATTCTGGACGATCAGTCTTGATTGCCTGTTGTTGGGTGGTTACTTGTGAAGTGGACTCTACAGATGCCGCTGAAGGGGGAGGGGCATCTGCAGTAGTCGGTTCACCGCTGATTACAATGCTTTCTAATGTCAATTGACAGTCTGCACTGTGCCGTCAGCGAGGTAGACGTAGTAGGGCGGCTGAAGGGGGCCACCACCGAATACCCCTACGTCTGGGACAACAACATCCTGCCCTGTCACCTGGGATATTGGAACGACAACGTCTCCAACATTTTGGCGAAGGACATCGGCGTAAGAGCCACTCAGCGAGGGGGAATTAGGATCTGACATGCCCATTATAACTCCTTAATTATGCTGCACGATGGTGGTGCCGATACGTTGCTTCCACGGGCGCTTACGGTTCTCATCGAAGTTCTCGTGGATAACCTCATTGCCAACTGGAGTTGCTGCTTCAGCCTGCTTCTTGAGAACATGAGTCTCGACTGCGGCTGCGATGTCTTTAGAGGCGGGGTGCTTAACTGGTTCCTGAGTCATCTGTGGTTCCTGTTGCTGGCGGACCTTGAGCCGCACCGCCTTGGGAGGGGCCAAGGACTTTTCCAACGGTTATATCTTTCATGCCATCAGCGGCTGCTTTGGCGAGGTGGGGGACTGCTGACTGCACGGCCTGCTGTTGCATGGCCTGCTGTTGTGCTTGAGCTGCTTCTTGCTGGACCTGGGCATCAGGCTTAATCAGCCCTGTGGTATCGATGCCTACTGAGGTGGCAACTCTAGTCAGATAGTCGGAGACATTGAGGTACTGAGCGACGACCTGAGGGCCAAGCTGCACGATCTCAGTCATGAACTGGTTGAGCTTATCGAGATCGTTACCGCGCCCTAGAGCTTCCAAGCCAGTCACAATAGTGGGCCTGAGGGTCTTAGGGAGGGCTGGGATCTTCTTGGCCTTCTGCATCTGAAGCAGCAGGCGTCTTACCAGAGGGAGCTGAAACTCCTGAGTTAGGATCGAGTATAGGCCCCCAAGGCTGGTCTCCAGCTCCTGGGCCATATAGCGGATCTCAGAGGAGGTGACTCGCTCGGCATCCCGTTGGATGGCTGAGTTCAGCAGGAAGGCAAACGCCAGGTCTTTCTTAAGGGTATCTGCAGTCTGAGAAGCAATGGCCATATCGGCCTGCTTGTCCATCTGCAGGACACTTACGTCTTCCCTCGAGCCTTCCCTGACAGCCCCATTAGGACTGTTGGCCACGGCCTTCATTTTGGTGGTGCCATTAGGCTTAACCAACCAGAGGACTTTAGCGGCCTGTGCGGCAGCCTCTACGATGGCCTGGGATAGCCCCTCGAGGGACTGGAGGTCACCTTGGTACTCCTCGACGAACCCTCTACCGTAGTCCTCGCCGTCCACCCTAGCCCACCTAAGGGGCAGCCAGGGGGTATTGTCGAGTGGGTAGGTTCCTTCAGAGCCAGGGATGATGCTTCCTAAAGCTTCCTGGTGGACAGTCCATCTCTTGTTCTCAACTCGTCTGATCCACGTATAGAGATCGACAGTCTTATCGGTAGAGTTGGATGTGCCGTCATCTTCTTTGTTGCTGCCGCCCCCGTCGGTCGCGACCGTGTTGCTCTCGAGGTCTCCACCACCGTCAGCCCCGCCATCGAGGCCAGCTCGTTTCTCAAAGTCCTCAGGGAGCATCTCAGGGGAGATGCATTCCTTGGCTATGATCTCGAGGACGTTACCATCAGGGTCTCGTCGGACAACGTAATGGAGCAGATGGAAGACCCGCATGCCACCCTTAGGGAGCATATAGAGCAGGACATTACCTGACACGATGAGGTGCTTGAGGGCCTCGAAAGCTGGCACACGAATGGCCTGCTGCTCGACCTCTGCCTGGACCTCACGCTCGATACTGGATAGGGCAGCCTGGAATGCTGACTTCTTAGCTGGGTCACCATTGACGTACTTGGCAACTTCCATGTCCCCAATCTCAAACCTAAAGAAGGGCTGGTTGGGAGGGAACAATGTCAGCAAGAGTTTAGAGGCTAGATTGTTGACCCCTCTGGCACCAGTAGACTGGTAGGGGGTTGGTAGTCGGGAGCCACTAGAGGTTCCCACAGGGGGCACTAGGGCTGGGATTGTCAGCTTGGAAGCTTCCCTAGCTCGCTCGACATAAGCGGCTCGATCTGCTTCGAACTGTGCGTATCTATTAGAAGCTGTCTGAGCCAAGTAGATTAGCTACCTGGGATCGCCAGCCCAGCAGAGCCTGGAAGACCACCCATAGTCATTGGGATAGTCAAGCTTCCCACCCCACGCGCCTTAGAGTTCACCTGCCCCACACCTGTGTTCTGATCGGACACAGCAATGGGAGTGGGTGGGGGCGTTGGGGGAGGAGGAGGGGCTGCTGGAGTTACTGCTGCGGGGACACCACCCATACACATATTGGCTTAACCTAAGGGGCTGTTGAAGGGATCTTAATCCTGCTAAGGGGCTTTTGAAGGGATCTTCATCCTGTTAAGGGGCTGTTGAAGGGATCTTCATCCTGCTCGGCTTTGAGCCTTAGGAGGTACTCAACGACAGCCCGTTCCCCCGCCCTATGGAATATGACATCCAATGACTCCCCCGGTCGGGGGTTGGTCGGGGGATACATTTCCTCGAGGTGTTTGAGCAGGCTGTCTACCGAGGTTGGTAGGCCTCTGGGCTTGTCTGTCATTGATTATCTTTCCAGGGGGGGCACCTAAGCCCCTCCCTCTTAAGTGGAGCCTAGGTTGCAACCCTGTTCTACTAGTACGTCTTAATACTAAGCCCTTGGGATCCTTACTTGATCCTCGAGCGCACGGCCTCCCTCGAAAAGCAGGAAGGCAATATTGTTGTTGGTGGACATCGCTGCAGTCTTCACAGGATACCCACGCTCTTTCAGTTGCTTTGCAAGGACGTTAATGGATGTCAGGTGCCATAGGAGTTTCTCTCGCATCTCCTGGGCTGTCCTGTCGGGGATAGCCTTGAAGGTTTCAGTCAACTCCCTGATCACCGGCGTAGATGGCTGAGGCGATATACCCAATGGCCCCGAGGAGTTCCAACCTGGTGCGATCCCAATCGTCCATGTCATTACCCTCCTCGATCTTCTTGACAGCTTGGCCTAGAGGGAACCCTAAGCCCACCTTACGGGCGATCTGGTAGTGCCGCTGTTCATGCCACGGGAGGCCATCCTTGCC